TCTAAGATTAATTGAGGAAGAGGACGACTACGAAGAGGACTAATTTATGATACTCGTTGATATGAATCAATGCATGATCAGCAATCTGATGATGCAAATCAAAGTCAGTGATGGTTTAGACGAGAATCTAGTTCGACACATGGTTCTTAATTCGATCAAACATTATAAGAAAATGTTTTCGGAAGAATATGGTCAACTAGTTCTCTGCTATGATTCTAAATTTTATTGGAGAAAAGAAAAGTTTCCATTCTATAAACAGAATCGCAAAAAAGATCGAGAGAAGTCCACTCATGACTGGGGTAAAATTTTTGAGGTCTTGAATAAGATCAGAGACGAACTCAGAGAAAATTTTCCCTACATCGTGATGGAGATTTATGGTGCAGAAGCTGATGATATTATTAGTATCTTGTCTAAGCGTACTGCAATTAACAACATAAAACTTCAAAAATCTGGAGATCAACCTGAAAAAGTTTTAATTCTCTCTGGAGACAAAGACTTTATTCAACTCAGTAAATACCCCTGTGTTAAACAGTATAATCCTATTCTGAAAAAATTTGTAAAGTTTCAGAGCCCAAAGGAATATCTTACTGAACATATTATCAAAGGAGATAGAAGTGATGGAATTCCAAACTTCTTGTCTGATGATGATACATTCGTTTCTGGCAAGAGACAGAAACCAATTAGCAAAAAGAACTTGGTAAAATGGACTACTCAAGACCCAGAATCTTTTTGCACAGACGATCAATTAAAGAACTACCTACGCAATAAAAGTCTTATTGATCTTAGCTGTATTCCCGAAGATCTAGAAACCAAAATCATCGAGGAATTTGAAACGTTAAATAGTAACGTAAAAAAGAAAATAACAATTAATTATTTTCTGAATAACAAACTTACATCACTACTGAATGAAATAGAGGATTTTTAAAATGGCTACAAATTTACCAGTTGAAAAGATGCTTATCTCTGAGGTTCTACAGAAAGTATCTAATGCAAAAACTAAAAAAGAAAAGATTGACTTGCTTCACAGATTCAAGAGTCCTGCCCTGCAGGCTGTTCTTATCTGGAATTTTGATGACAGTGTTGTTAGCATGATTCCAGACGGTGAAGTTCCATTCACACCCAATGATGTTCCAGAGGGAACTTCGCACACACTTCTTTTTCACGAGTATAAAAAACTATACAACTTTGTGAGAGGTGGTAATGATGGAATTAAACAAACCCAACGAGAGAATATGTTTATTCAATTACTTGAAGGACTCCATGAAGATGAGGCCCAAGTAATCTGTATGACAAAAGATAAAACTCTTGGTAAGAGATATAAAATTACTCGTGCATGTGTGGAAGAAGCGTATCCAGAAATCAAATGGGGAGGCCGTAGCTGATGATACTTCTTCATCATAACTGTGATCCAGTCCTATCAGAAGATAGGACTCTTCCTTATAACGCATATATTGTAAAGTATATGGATGACGAAGTATATTGCTATGATATAGTAATCTCAAATAAACAAGTGGAAATTTTTGATTACTATTGGGATAGATATAGAGAAGGACTTATCAAATTCAAGCAAACTGAAGGGCGGGTTAATCCAAAAATTTGGTCAAATAAGACAAAAGATAAAAAGAAAAATTGAGGGTATTTTATGAGTTGTGTTAAACTGATTTCGGTGACGCCAGATGCAGAACAAACAATGGCATATATTGCTAGAGTTTCTAATCCAGCGAATCAAGATAATGAAAACTATGCGGGTTTGCTACGTTATTGTATTAAGCACAATCATTGGTCTGTATTTGAGCAGTCCACGTTAACTTTGGAAATTGAAACCAATCGTGGTATTGCAGCTCAAATTCTGAGACACCGCTCGTTTACATTCCAAGAGTTTTCTCAGAGATATGCAGACTCATCTTTGTTGGGTGAGATTCCAGTTCCCGAACTTCGTCGTCAGGATACTAAGAACCGTCAGAATTCTACTGATGATCTTCCCCAAGATCTAAAACAAGATCTCTGGTTGCAGATTAATGATCACTTTCAGGAGTCTATGACCCTCTATAAGAAACTTCTTGATGCTGGTGTAGCAAAGGAATGTGCTAGGTTTGTACTTCCCTTGGCGACTCCCACCCGCATCTATATGACAGGCTCTTGCCGTTCTTGGATTCATTATATTAATTTGCGTTCCGCTCACGGTACTCAGAAAGAACACATGCAGATCGCCGAAGACTGTAAGGTGATCTTTAAAGAACAGTTTCCAACTGTTGCAGAGGCCCTTGACTGGTAGGGGGATTTGAGGTAGACTGGTATTAGAGAACACCAGTCTATGAACATTTTTGTCACTAACGAGTTCCCTGCAGAGTCTGCAGTAGTTTTGCCAGACAAACATATTGTAAAGATGCCACTTGAGTGCTGTCAGATGTTATCCATCGTAGCATCCAAGTGGTATCACAATTATGGCCCTTTGCCAAAATCGGATGGTACTCCTTACGCAACTGAGAAAGGTGCATTTAGAAATCACCCCTGCACTCAATGGGCCGCAGAATCTATACATAATGCATACTGGTTAATTAAACATGGAATGAATCTATGTGACGAATATGCAGTACGTTACAATAGAACACATTCGTGTTATAATACTCTTCTTGCAGCATACTATCTCTTTCCCAAAGGTAAAATTACAAAAGTAACTCCATTTGTTCGTGCGATGCCAAATGAATTTAAACTTGACACAAGCATCGACACTTTTACTGCTTACAAAATGTATATCTCATCCAAACCTTGGGTTGCATCTAATTATCTTCGTATGCCGCAACGCAAACCTGAATGGGTCTAAATAAAAAGGAGGAACAATGCCCACATATCCTGTAATTAATAAAACTACTGGCGACAAACAAGAACTCTACATGTCAATGGCGGAGTATGATCAGTGGAGAAAAGACAATCCTGATTGGGATAAAGATTGGTCCGCTGGTGTTGCAAGTGCGGTGAGTGAAGTTGGAGATTGGAGGAATAAAGTTCCATCTCCTGTTCGGGAAAAACTCAAGACTATTAAACAAAACCATTACGGTTCTACTATTTAAAAACTATGGCAAGAGCTGCGAAGAACGTGACTAAGGATGGAACATTTGCAAATCTAAAATCTAGACAACTGAAGAAAAAAAAACCAATCAATGGTGATCATCTTGTAAAGATTGAACCACTAACTCCATCTCAAGAGAAAGTTTTTGAACACTGGAATAATGATAAAAATTTATTCCTTTATGGTGCAGCTGGCACAGGTAAAACATTTGTTGCTTTGTATCTCGCCCTTCAAGAAATTCTTAAAGAAAACTCTATCTATGAGAAGGTATATGTTGTTCGTTCTCTAGTAGCAACTAGAGAAATAGGTTTCTTACCTGGAGACCATGAAGACAAATCAAGTCTTTACCAAATTCCATATAAGAATATGGTGAAGTACATGTTTGAAATGCCTGATGATGCTTCTTTTGAGGCACTCTATGGTAACCTTAAGTCGCAAGGAACTATTAGTTTTTGGTCAACATCATTTATTCGTGGTACTACTCTAGATAAAGCAATTATCATTGTAGATGAATGTCAGAACCTAAACTTCCATGAACTTGATTCAATCATCACTCGTGTTGGTGAAGATTGTAAAATTTTATTCTGTGGCGATGTTAATCAAACAGACCTACAAAGAACGAATGAAAAGAACGGAGTTCTAAACTTCATGAGTATTCTTCAAACCATGGAAGAATTTGGTATGGTAGAATTCGGTATTGAAGATATTGTACGCTCTGGTCTCATTCGTAGTTATCTAATTAGTAAGATCAGTCTTGGGTTCTAATGTTTAATCATGTGAATATAGAGTTACCTCCTAAACTCAAACGAGTTGAGATAGATGGTAAGCGATACTATGAAGTTCCTGGAAAGGATGACATAAAACTGGTTTCAATGACAACTGTTACCAGTTTTCAAAAACGTCAAAGTATAGTAGAATGGCGCAACCGTATTGGTC